AATACCCCATTCTTTGGCCTTCTCGTATAGAAATGTTTCGTTTTTTATCTCACCTAAATAATCTTTAGCACAAGAATTAAGACTAAAACTATATCTGTTTTCGTTTATCAGAGCTGCAGCTATCATGGTATCAACTATTTTACCTCTAATCTCAAACCCGTTAACTAATAACCAACCCACATCATAACTGGCATTATGAAAAATTTTAGTGGCTGGTGTTTTTAAAACTTCTTGCATCCATCCCACCGTTATTCCTTCATCCATATTACCACCTGCATCATGATGTATTGGAAAATACCATTGCTGATCATAAGCAGCCACAGCGAAACCTACAATATGGCCATCAAATGTTGCCCAACCTGCACCTTTAGTTTTAATGTTTGGATCTTTAGTCTCAATATCTATTGCTATTTCTTTTGCTTGTGACAGATCAGGATATTCACTTGGGCAAACCCAATCACTATCATTATAAATAAAATTAAGTTGATGAGTCATTTAATGTTTTAATGAATTGTTTTATTATTGTCGTTGTTGGGTTTATGTCTAACGGATTTTTGTTTGAGCTGCACTGGTTCAATAAAAGAATCCAACCAACAAGGAGCACAATATAAAATATCTTTTTCACGGATTACTGCTTTTTTTTCACATTTACTGCATTTATCTTTTTTCATTCTCTAAAACAATTTTAATTACAAAATAAATTATACATGCTGCAACTATAATTGCAATCAAACCAAGCAATAACATCCCGAAACCTTGTTGAGGTGTCATTTTTTATCTTTAAGTTTTAATTTTTCTAACTCACAATAATGTATTATTTTATCTAAGTCTTCAATTGCTTTATTTTTAAAACGATATCTACAAACATACTTTATTACATTCCCTTGAAAAAACGTAAGCTCATTCTTTGATATAAATTCAAAAGGTTGAATGTGAAAATGTTTATAGTGAGAGCCACCAACTTGTCTTTGTTGTGGAAATGCTTCATCAAACATATCTTTATTTGTCATAATTTAAACTCCTGTAAAATTCTTATATTTTCTTCAGCTTGTGCAATTTTATTTACCAATTTATCTGCTTCATCCAAATGTTGAGGATGTTCTCCTATAGCCACAGGTTTTTCTAAATATATCTTGAGCGTTGCTTCTGCTTCAGATATTTGTGCATTGTATCTATCTGTTAATGCATCTATTATCAATCTTCTAAACATAATTAGCCTCGTATATTTTAAAATATTTTCCTAATGGAAAGTTATATTGATGATTTGTTCCTAGCAAGTGTAAATTTTTTTTACATCTAGTAACTCCAGTGTACCAAACTCTTAATTCTTTTACTTTTTCTGCTAGGTTCTTTTTTTCAAAATGTGATGGGAAATTACATTTACTGGCCAACACCACATTATCAGCCTCACCACCTTTAACTTGATGTATTGTATCGATAATAATATTAGGTGGCTGTGTTAGATCCACACCTTCTTTCATGAGTTTATTAAAATATTGTTTATCTTTATCTTTAAATTTTCTTTTAAACACTTGACTCCATGGACCTTTTTCATCTCTCATACCACATCTGAGATGTAATTCATCAAAATTAAACACTTGATGTGGATGAGCAAAAGACCATTTTTTGCTGTCCTGTGACCGGTATCCATGATCAATATTCAATAAATACTCATACATAATACAAGCTTCTTCTCTAGAGATAGATCCACCATCACATACTTTTTCCCATAATTGAATCGCCATAAACTGATTTGGATCAAATGATTTATTATTTTTTTGGTCTTGATAATACAAACCAAGATTCTTCGCCTCCTGTTGCAGCTCCTTCTTAACATCATTTATTCTAGCGAGTACCATCCAACTGCCATCTACACCCCAAGGCACTTTCTTTAATCCATTCCATCTCTGTATAGATCCTGGTTTACCATTAGAATAAAATTCTTTTTCTATACGATTGTTGCCCATAGAATTTAAAATACAATTTGAGAAGTAATGTATATTTTTATTTAATCTTACACTTTTTTTTAAAACTAAAGACTTACCAGGAAATGTTTGAAATAAATTAACGTCTGCCCCATTCCATTCATAGATTGCTTGGTCATCATCTCCTGCAATGTAAACTCTATCTACTGCTTCTGATATTTTTACAACCATATCCCACTGTAAAGGTGTCAAGTCTTGAGCTTCATCAACCATTAAAACTTTAAATGGTATCACTAGACCATCTGTTATGTATCTTTGCACCATGTCAGTAAAATCAAGTCGGTCAGGTGTCCGTTGTCCGTTCTCTAGTTCCATTGTTTTAAACTCTTCATAACCATTAATAATTGATTTAAATTGTTGTAGTCTTACAGTCTTTCTAGGTTGTTGTTTGTAAAGCCATACAGGATCTACTTTCATGTTTCGAGCTCTGTCGTAAATTTGTAATGACCAATTGTTGTATACTTTTTGATCATCATGGCCTTCTTTGTAATTAACTTTTACAGTTCCATATTGAGTATGAAACATTAGCATATCTGCTTTAGGATCAAGCACCGGTATTTCAGAAAACTGTTGTCTTGCCAATGAATGTAAAGTTCTAAAATATTTAAAATCATCGTCATCATATTCTTTAAATTTTTTTCTAACTCTAGATACACATTCATTTACAGCTTTGTTTGTAAAAGACACATAACAAATTTCATCAGGTGAGAAACCTTGTTTAAGATAACGCTGCACACGCTTTAATAAATTTTCTGTTTTACCTGTGCCTGGAGGACCAAATATTTTAATTGTCTTCCCACGCAGCCTTTGGTTTAACGAATTTGACATCTTTATTTTTATGCTCCGTTTGTTTTGGTAATAATACCACCCAATGTCTTGATTGGATACCTTTGAATTTTGCTTTTGGCTTTGCACCACCTTGTTCTAAAAATCTAGTGCATTCTTTTTCATTCCAATTGTAGCCTAATTTTTTCATAAAAGATCTAAAAGTCTCTAGTTTAAATCTCATTTCTGTTTCATCCTTCCAAATATTGCCAGAATCAATTTGATCAAATTCTGTTGTATCTTCAACGTCTTCAAGAAATCTAGACATTCTAGAATTAAATACATCGCTTCCTTCTTCTGTTGCATCAAATCCTTCCATGTCTTGTTTGTTTGCAACGAGCTCCTCTAACCAATCTCTATATGGATCTGGATCTCTTTTTGTAGGCTTAAGTGGTCGCCACACAATATCATAATTTAAAAGTTGTTCTCCTAAAAGCTGTTGTTGATATAATTGTTTAGTGGATAATCTTATTGATTTACCTTGAATAGGTAAAATCCAATATGGTTCTGGATATGAATTAACTTTAATTAATTTACCAACTTCAGGTAAAGCTTCGTTTGCACCAATTCCAAGTTTTCTTTTTACACATTCACTAGAAACACAATGCATTCTGGCAATGGATGTTTTACACTTATAAGCATACTCTTTGTTTTCTACTCCTTTAAAAATATTTTCTAATTCTTTTGGATGTAACCTTTCTTCACAAACTTTAAGCATCATATCTCTAGTCCAATCTTGATACATAACAGGATCTGGATTTATTTTTTTAGCTAGTACAGCTACATTAAACATAGCATCATTACGACCTTCACCTTTTTTTACTTTATTTTTCATAAAATTAATAACGCATGGTGGATAATCCTTTGTTTCATTATCTTGGAAAATTTTTAATTTTTTAAATTCTGTTGGTTTAAGTCTAAATTTTAAAACAAAATTATATAATTCTTCTATTTTTACAGAGTTGCAATCATCGTCCATAGCAACTCTAGTTGTCATGTGTGCTTTTTGATATGGTAAATTTACAAAATTACCTTTTCTTTTTTGATCCCAATCATCGGGCGTAAGGTCAACTTCGTCTTGTGCTGGAAAAATGTCTGTGGTGGTATCATTGATACCTAAGTCTGATGCAAATTCTATTAATTTTTTACGCATTGCAGATGCAGGAACTACACCTTCAATAAATAAAATTAAATGGAGTCCGTTGGATTTTGATCTGAATGGTACGAGTGGGTATTTTCTTTTCCGTATTGTCGATATAACTTCCTGATGCTGTATATTATAACGATCAACATCGATGACACCCCAACTGCATGTATTATCATCTCTGATAGGGACAGATCCATAGTATGCTTCTCCTTTTAAATGTTGCTGCCAATGACTTTTTGTCATTGGAGAGGGCTCAACCCAATGTTTAAATTCTGCTTTACCTTTTGAATTTTTTTTTCCAGTAGGTTTGGAGACTCCAAAATATGTAGATGACCCCTGGAAGAGTTCTATAAACTCCTCCAGGGTTTTGTCAAGTAGGTCCATTTTAGAATGGAGTTTTTTCTACTTGTTCTTCTTTACCGTGGTTAACTCTGACAGCACCTTTTTTACATGAGTTGTAAAAATCAAATGCTGCTTTTATTGTGTCTTCGCTCTCCACTTGTCCAAGATGCTCTATCTCCCAACCAAACCAAGAACCTAAGTTGTTCTTTTCAAGCACAGTTTTAAGAAGATATTTTTGAGTAAATGGTGCAGGTTTAAAAAAACCTTTGCCATCTTTTCTCTTTGCTCTTAATGACATCATCATTGAATTCCACTTTTTGGATTTTTTCCTTTGAGTAGACTTCATAGTTATTAAGGCAGTTGATGATTTTTCCTCATCAATTACCATTACATAGTGAGATGCCGTCTCTTCTATGTAGTTACCATTTTCGAGTCGATCTTTACCGTCATCCCCTCTAGTGGTTTTTGAAAGTATGTCCGAATCTGATGGATAAACATTTACAGGAGCAACAGCACCTTTATCTCTGTCTCTCCACTCAATATACTCCAACTTATAATAGCAAGGAACAACAATTATTCCTTTTGAACCATCATAAAGTTCGTCCGTTACAGTGTTGTAGATCATTCCTGCTCTTGCGTTTGCCATAAATTGGCTATCGCCTTGTGTCACCTGTGGTGACAATTGACCAAGAACTTTTAGAAATGGTAATGCTAAACTTTTTGAGTCCACATTATCAAATCCAGCGTCAGCAAATTGCTCAATATTTACATTAGCAACTGCACCGCCTGGTTTTTTAATCGCTACTTCGTTCGATTTTCCGTCATTTGGTTTCATGTGTTACCTATTATTTGTTTGTTATTTTTGTTTTATTTGCGATGTATACACCGAACAAATCAAATGGTAATTCTTTACCACCTTCAACTTGTTCTTTAACAAATGCCTTTAAAGTCATTGGTTCAACTTTTTCTTTTTTGTTATAATTGAAACCAAATTTTTCGCAGACATTTATTAATTCAGAGACTTGGTTATCTTGTCCTCGGCCAAATGAAGCTGTAACTGTGTTCTTAATTAAATCCTCGAACCCATTACTTCTTAAATAACCAAAGGCTTCGTCAACTCTTGATTCAGGAATTTTTGCTGCATAGAATGGTTTTACTTCAACACTTGAACCATCAGCTAATTTAAGCAAAGATACACCGGCTTCCTGCATCATCTCTGGAATTACTCGTTCCTCTAAATCTCTTGATTTATTTTTTAGAGTTTTAAGTTTATCTTCTTGTTCTTCAATTTGTTTGTGAAGATCTTTAAGTTGATTACATTTTTCAGAAATAGATTTTACACTATCTTGACTAATGTCTATATTTGACATTTTTTCGATATCCATATTTCCTCCTGTTGGGGTCTTAAATTATTTACTTGATCTTGTAAACAAAAAAAATATATAAGTTATCAGGATGTGGAAATACCCGTATAAGACTATCCCATACGAGCATCAAAGAAATGCTTTAAATCAATCTGCTGAAAAAGTGCAGTGGGCGTATTTTATGGAAATGGGAACAGGAAAAACAAAAGTAACCATAGATAATATGGCTTATTTGTTTTTAAAAAAAGAAATAACATCTGCTTTAATTATTGCACCAAAATCTGTTTACACAGTTTGGGAAACAGAAATAGAAACACATATACCAGAAAGTGTAAAGTATAATATTTATAAGTGGAATCTAGATAAACCAAAAATTTTAACACAACTTGAAAAAAGTTCTAAACTTAGAATCTTTCTAATCAACGTAGAAGCTTTGTCTACTAAAAGGGGAACTAATGCATGTATTGAATATTTATCTAAAAATAAATTAAACTTTGTAGCACTGGATGAATCCACAACCATAAAAAATAGATCAGCAAAAAGAACAAAAAACATTTTAGGATTAAGGCCACTGTCGCATATAAGGCGTATCCTAACAGGATCGCCAATAACAAAATCTCCATTAGATTTATATACACAATGTCAGT